TTACCATTGATAGTGTCAAGGATAGTATAAACGCCACGAGGGTAGTGATCTGCTTGGCGTACACGACTCAAAGGATTCTGATAATCCTGACCTTTGCGTTCTTGAAGTTCAGCTGCTTCCATTAGAATGTTAGCTGATTCGCGTGTAAATTGTTTGCTTTCTTTCATTTTCAGTCCTTAATAAAGTTAGTACCATTATAACTATAAGTACCATATAAATGGTAATCTAATGTTTGTCTATCACCAATAAAGATGTAGAGTTTTTTGGGGTATTGTCGCCACTTATCTTTAGCAGCTTTGTTGCAACGTGATAATACGAAAGGAACGTATTCTTCACACTCAGTAACTTTAACTTCAACATCTTTTCCATTGGGATCAAGAACGTCTTTATAGATACGATCATCGTCACTGAAACCATGATATTGAATTAAGTAAACTTCAGCAGCTTGGCCATACATCACAGTAGCCATAATTTCTTCTTCAGTTCGATTTTGTCGCGTAGATTCTTTTAGAAAGATTTGACGTGCTTCGTTGCGAGCTCTAAACTTAAGAAGCTCATGGTCAATATCCCTAATGCTGAACTTCATAGCATAAACTTTTTCAAAACTTTACGAGCTAATTTAGTATCTTTCACATTGTCTGTTACTTCATGCATTTGAACATTAAGTTCAAGACGAGCTTCTTTCAAGAGTTCTAACGCATAGTCAATGTCGTCTAGTGATATAGATGCATACCATTCATCAAACTGTTCTTCATTGAGTGATCGAATAAAATTCAGATTGCTGCGATCATAGTCATTCATAGCTATTCCTTGTACCGAAGATAGATCTATTATATCACATTGACGATTTATTGTAAACTGTATACTTTGGTTTACATTGCATTCTTGTAAGCAAACTCGATAGCTCGAGATGCCTCAGTGTTTAGAGGCCTCTTGGCGTAGATGTTTGATGTCTCACGATCAAGGCTACGTACAAGATCTACAATTTCGTATTCCGTGATAGGATACTTAGCCTTTACTGCATTACATGCAATAGAAGTCATAATCTTGTAAATCATTGAGTAACGACCAGATCCATCAACACCTGCGATTTGTTTATAGTCACCAATCAAACGCTTGTTCACAAATGGACAATCGTTATATCCTGTCCAGTAAACATCTTTCTTTCCTTCTTCAAGCTTTTGTTGACGATGCTTTATAACTTCCTCTTGCATCTTAAGAGGAAGCCTATCAATAAAATTAGTAGAAGTAACGTTAGCATTGTACGGGTACTTTATGAGAAGAGCATCAACATCAAGATATTGATCTGCCCTATGAGTAAAAATAAAATTATAAGCTTTAGGATACTTTGCTGGAACGTAATACATTCGAGAGAGGTCTTTAGTCTGGGTATCTCCCACCATGCCAAATTCAGTGTTGAGGGCAAACCAGAAGTGCCGAATTTCTTCTCCCCTAACAGTTCTTGTAAGTGGGAACACCAAGCGGAACTTCGGCGTATCGCGCGTACTGCTAGCAGTTGAGTAACAAACAAAATAAGTATCAGGGTAAAGCCTAGCCAATTCACTTTCAAGATCTCCATCATAAGTTGCGTTATCTACATCAAGGGCAGCCCAGCTTGCCCATTCAATTACATTAGCATTTGCTCGTGTAGTATTTGGTTTATAAGTTGCTGGAGAAATTAACGGTGAGGCTTTCTTAGTAAACTCACCGCGCTTTGCTTTGTATCCTTCAAGCGTAGACAAGTGATAGAGAGACTTTTCAAACTTTTCAAAGCTATCAAAATCAACTCGTGTATCAGTCTTATTGTCAAAGATAGACTTAAAGACGGTGAGTGAAACCATTATTTGAATGCCTTATTAAGTAATCCGATGTTGTCTTTGTGAGTTGGAGCAGTCCAACCTTCTGGCTTAATTAAGTCAGGTAGACCAAGTGGATTAGGACGTGAAGCTTTAATGCCTACTTCCTTTTCCATGTTCTTTTCATATACACGATTCCATGCAGTATATGAGTTTACGTCATAAGCATCTAGCGTACCAATAGCAACCACACACAAATCAATCAGTGCATCTACTACATCATCGCCTGCAGTTGCAGCATCAATCTTTCCAGACTGAAAGTCTACTACAGCTTTACGCATTTCATCAAGTTCTTCTTGAAGGAAGTCAATTCGAAACTTTAGAAAAGCTTCTAGCTTATCTTTATCAAATTCACGAACGACTGGATTAACTCCAAACTTCTGGTGCATTGCTGCCATGTCAGCAACCCAATTCATACTCATATAATATCTCCAAAATTAAATTATAACACATTGACGATTAAAATTTAAATCCATCGCCGGCTTGTTTCATCCTTTTACCAAAATCGCCTTTATCAAATACTGGTCCTGAATCCTGACCAGAATCTGCAATGTTTGATTGTGCAGTATCTTCTACATCATATAGTTTCATACGAGCACGATCCACACCAATAACAAAACGTTTATAATAAGAAGGATCGTTATAGCGGTTCTTAAGCTGTTTGACCATGATCTGGTTGAGATTTTCCAATTCTTCGGTTGATATAAGAGCGAACATAAAATCAACAGTGGCTGGAAGGCCAAAAGATTCAGAAGTATCAGTAAGGTCAACGTCAGTATTGTCATAACCACCTCGTGTAGTTTGTGTTGCGCTTAGTACTGGCACATTATATTCTACAGCAAGACCACGAAGTTCCTCAGCAATAGATTTGATATAAGTGTACGAGTTGACACCGGCGCCATGCTTCATTCTTGATGATGAACAGATGTTAAGATAATCGATAACGATAGCATCTGGCATAAAGTTACGCTTCATCTTTAACTCTTCAAGCAATGCTTTAAAGTGTCCGGCGTGAGCTGCAGCCGTTGGATATTCCTTAACGATTAACTTACCAGTTGTTTTCTTGATAAGCTTACCAACACGAGTTTCGTAGATATCCTTATCTACTTTTCCTAACTCTTCCATTGTCATGTTCAAAAGGTTTGCATCGATACGTTCAGCGATACGTTCTTCTGCCATTTCTAATGTGATATATAGAACGTTCTTACCTTGCATAAGAATAGATGCTGCGTAGTGACACATGAATAATGACTTACCAACACCAGTGCCGGCAAGAATCATGTTCAATGTCTTACGAGGTAGACCACCCTTTGTAATCTTATTGAATAGTTCAAGATCGAATTCAAGCTTTTCTTCTTTGCGATTGTAGAATTCATATCGTTGAGCAAAGTCATCAAGGTAATCGTGGCCTACAGAACTATCAAAGGATACTGCCAGTGCATCTGATAACATCGATGGAATAGCATCCTCAGTACGAACTTTATCTTTGCCTTCAATGATTTCGAACGAGTCAATGATGGCATTATAAATTGCTTGCTTTTTACAAAAGCTTTCGGTGTTTTGGTACAACCAATTGTCGTTATCAGTTCTGAACGTGAGTTCATTGATATACTTTTCGCATGCTACTAGTTGTTCTCCACGAAGATCTTTGCGCTTTCCAAGTTGGATTGCAAGAATATCTAGCGTTGCTGGTTGATTGTATTGCGTGAAGAATGCTAGTAACTCTTGAGCTACAACATTTTCAAAGTGGTCTGAGAAATATTCTGTCTTAAGGAATGGAACTACCTTACGGCAATACTCCTCGTTGTGCATTAGATTCGACAGGATTGTCTTCTCGATTCTGTTCGTCATCAATATATCCTAGTTTATCTTTTTCAAGTCCATAATAAAGTAATTGTACCATAAAGTCACCTAATTCTGTTTCAAATTTAGATTTGTTAAAGCCTTTTAAGTCTTCTGGTACTTCGTATAGTGTATAACCATACGACAGTGTTACGTTGTCTTCATCTGGTTTCTCAACAAAGTTTACATCTTCGTAACTAAATACGATACCTGCAAATTCTCCAGTTGTCCAAGTTAGAGCGTGTAACTCCCCTTTCGGGGAGGTTTGACCTAGAACTTTATGCGGACGTAGTTTCGTCTTCATATGCTTCCATTTCTTCAAGGATTGCGTGATCACTAATGATTTCTCCATGAGAAACCTGATAACGTTCTTTGACCCAGTTGCGGAATGTTGCGTCCATTAGAATAGGACCCCAAAATTCTTTAGCTTCAGTATCTTTCAAACGGTACTTCTTCTCATCAACTTCACCAGTTGTTTTGTCAACCTTAGAGTACCAACCATTACTTGGCTTGATAACATGACCGGATTCAAGTGCCATGTCAAGGAGACCCGACCATTTGCTTAAGCCACCTTCAAACTTTACACAAACTGGAATCTTAGATTTTTCACGTACATAGCGTGACTTTTCAACGTTGATAATGAAGTTGTAACCAATGATTTCAGTTCCTTCTTTTTCTTGCTGGCGACCAAGAATAAAGATGTTGTCAGCTGAAAGATAAACACCAGTGCCACCTGAAACGATTGCCTTAGGATACAAACCTTGTTCCATGTAGATGTGATTAACAGCTACCATTGGAATGTCAAGACGATTCAAGTAAGGAGTAATCATACGGAAGATAGACTTCATCTGCTTTGCGCGTGACATATCTTGTACAGACTTACCTTCAATAGCATCTTCCATTTCTTTCTTAGAAGACATATTGCCAAGTGAATCAATGACGAAGATAACACGATCGCCACGGTCAAGATTTTCAAGTTGTTTGATAACATCAAACTTGAATTCTTCCATGTTCATCACGGGTACGTGAAGAATACGATCAGTATCAATTTGTAGAGATGAGAAGTAAGCTGTAGGAGTACCAAACTCACAATCATAGAAAATCATGACTGCATCGGGATACTTGTCCATGTAGGACTTTGCCATGATCAAAGAGAACATGGACTTAAAATGTTTTGATGGACCACACCATAACGTGAGTCCTGGGACGAATCCACCATCAAGTTCACCGCTTAATGCGACGTTCATGGCAGGGATTGCAGTTTGAATCATGTCCTTCTTGGTAAAGAACTTAGACTGCGATAAAATCGCTGAGTCTTTAATCGTAGTATTCTTTTTAATTTTGTCTAGTAAGCTCATTGTGTTTCCTTATATGCGTAGTATAGTAGTATTATATCACATTTCATAATAAAATGGATCACGGATTTGATTTAGAATGCGGTACGTCAAATACGAAAGTGATGCGTATGCAGTCACCAACGTTTTCAGTTCCATGTTCTAATTTATTATCAAACCATAGAAGTGTTCCAGGTTCAACTATAACGAACTCATCGCCAACCATGTATTTGTAACTTCCTTGAATTGCAAGGTGATATCGATCTCGCGTTTGATAGTAGCTACCTACATCTATATGCTTACCGACTTTACCTCCAACAGGAAGTGACAAGAATCCACAGCGACTATGATTTTTAAAATGTCGTTTGAGAAACCCCACAACATTTGTATGTTTCTTATATGCTGGTGTTGGAATACAAATTTCTGTATCGCCAACATATTCATCTAAGCTTCTTACTCCACCCATGACTAACTGAAGAACGCCAGCTTCGACTTCAGGGAAACCATAATTCAACATTGAACTAGTTCCTTCTATGTCGCGCTGACCTCCCCAATCTTCAGGGTATTCCTTCAACTGATCCAATATCTTAGATACGTTGATGCCCGTTTTAATGATGCGAATATTATCCAAAGAAGTCCTCAAGTGAAGCTTCATCTTCTGACTTCCAACCAATAGCATTAAGAATGATTTCAGCTGGATCTAAGAAAGCTTTTTGAAATTGTATATCGTTATCAATAAACTTATGAAGACCGAATTCAGGTGGAAGAACTTGACTGAATCCAATGACATCTTCACGAGTTGGATTGCGAGGATTTAAGTACACGTACTTAATCTTTTCGCCTTCCTTGATTACCTCATATTTATTCTCCAAGCCATGCTGCTTCAATAAGTGATTATACATCAAAGCTGCACGTGAATTAATTGGAGTACCTTTACCGTAAACAGTTTTCTTATCTACGTACTTTTTGAGCGAAGAGACGCCACGAGGGAAAGCCTTCTGTTCGACGGGTAGACTGTCAAAGGTATTCCTAAAGTTGTGTATAAACTGTTGAGTTTCCTGCTCAGTACCTTTGATGAGAATCTTGAAGAGTTCTTCCATAGCTTCCCTACACGGCGCAGGAGTAGACGATTTGATGGCCTCGATCCCCATGATCTTGAGTTTTGGTTTAGCATATCTTACTCCTTCATTGTCCCATACGTTTAAGATGTATCGTTTCTTTGCAGTCCAGATTCCACGATCAGCAATACTTTCACGCTTCATACTGATGCGATGCTTGTGTACATTGAGATTCTTTGCAAGATCTTTAAATGCAACATCAAGTACATCGTTTTCGATCTTTTGACAAACCTTGTCTACGAAATCAACTTTCTTATTAGAAGGACTATCAGGCATAACGGTATTGACAAGATCAGATAGAGTAATATAAACGGAATCAGTGTCGATAGCCAGGACATAATCTTTATTAGTTTTGAGTACAGAATTTAGATAACCATTAACGTGCTTTTCAGCCCACTTAATAATCATCTGACCAGTGATAGTAATACCTTCAGCGATTTCCATTGTGAAGTAACGGAAGTATTTATTTCCAAGTGCGCCATAAAGCGAGTTTAAAAGAATCTTAATTGCTAGTTGTTGGTTTTCAAAGTGACCAATGTCACGTTCAATACGATACACTTCAGCTTTGTTATCTTTATCACATGCTTCAAGTTCTTTCTTAGATTCAATCATCTTTTTCTTGATGAATGTACGTTCAGTGTACATTTCTTCAATGATTCGTGGCATAAAGCCTTGCTTCTCGTTAGAGAAGTATTGACCTGTTGCCGCCATAGACATATTGTTCTCGTTCTTGTAACCAGCAAGACACTTTTCAATTGTCATACTAGGTTCAACCTTTCCTTTCAAGATTGTTTCTGGACTCATGTTCCATTGTACAATGATGTTAGGATAAAGCGAGTTAACGTCAAAGGAAGCAACCCAATCGTGTATTCCGCACTGAGGTTCTTTTACGTAACCACCTTCATAGTCAGTTTTATAACTATCTTTGTTTGGAGGTACGATGATGTTCTGTGCTAAAAGATCTCGATGAATCAACGAATCCCAGATACTTACAGTTCCCATAGTATCAGAGTAGTTGACACCAGCTTTATATGCCATAGTTACTGTCAACGTAATCATAGCAATCTTGTCTTCCATCTGATCTACTAGATCAACGTCTTTGATGTTGTAATCAATAAACTTTTGGTGATCTGTTTGATAGAGAGTATGCAGTGTACCATCATACGCAAGTTTGCGTTCGCCAAGTACAACCCAAGCAATGTGATCTAGACGATATGATTCCTGTGGACCAAATGAATAACCGAACTTCTGGAATAGATCCATATAGTCAAGTTGTGGAACTCCGACGATATCATAGATCTGAACCATTCCCTTCTTCATCGTAACCATACGTTCTTCAACCTGACCCCAAGGTGAAAGTTTCTTCACTTCATCTTGTCCAAGGATTCTGTTGATACGATTTACGAGATATGGAATATCAAATGTACGAATGTTCCAACCTGTCACTGCGTCAGGACATGTAATTTCATCATGCCAAAATGCTACAAACAGTTTAAGCATGTGAGCTTCGTCGATACATTTAGTGTATCGAACTTGAGAAGTTTTCATGATAGACTTCTCAACATCATAGTCACCTAGTGCCCACACGAAGAACGTATCTAGAACAGAGTCTTTAATACAGATTGCTGTGACAGGATGTTTAGCTTCATCGGGTTCTGGGAAGCCTTCGTTAGATGCGACTTCGATATCGATGTTATGGATACGAATCTTATTGCGTTCAAACTTGATTTCACCTGGAAATTCTTGAGCAATAAACTGTGCTATGTAGTTGGTGTTACCATAGATGTTGAAGTTCTCAACACCATCGTAGCGTTCCATGAATTCTTTTGCTTCACGCATGGAAGCCATTTCAACTGCATCAACGTTTGTTCCATCAAGTGCAGTGAACTTAGAGTTGCCTTTACCTTTCACATAGAGTGTAGGTTTGAAAGCAATCTTCTTGCGGATACGACGACCGTCAGTGTACCCGCGAAATAGTAGATTGTTGCCGTAACGATTGATTGATGTATAAAAGTGCATAGTAAAAACAAAACCGGGATATAGTAATTATATCCCGGTTACGATTAGAAGTACAATCTTAAACTATAATTGAAGGTGGAATATCATTAGCTGCCGCTACGATAATCCCAGATCCAAAGATTCGATTGTATTCATTGATCAATTTGATATCGAGTTCGATTTCACCAATGATGCCACGTTCATAAATTCGAACTACGCTATCTTTTGCGAATGGAGCAAATGGAGCAAAAGCTGCACCAACTCTTCCATCTTCTGTTTGCTGCACCACAATTTGTGCTGGCTTATTTAGAATATATCCATTCTGATCCTTTTCAGCATCAGAGATAATGTCTTCACCTGTTACTAGTCTGTACACTCTTACTGTCATAATATTCTCCGTGTTAAATCATACCTCGACGCATTAAATTTCTCATGCGTTGTTCGAGGTCGTAATGGTTAGTTGCATCAGCAAGGTATGCTTCGATCTCTTTCTGATAATCAACTGTGAAAGTCTTTAAGACCCAGTCCCAAAACTCTTTCATTTTACTTTACCCGCCTTGTACTGTTTGTATTCGGCAAGATAAGCTTGAAGTTTACTTAATAGTAGATTAAAGCTTTGAACTAATCTCATCTTTGTCCCCTTCAGTTAGGAATTGTTTTTCACCTTTGGATTTGACAACAATCTTTTTTGGTTTCTTAGACTCCGGAACTAAACGCTCCAAAGCAATCTTAAGCATACCATTAAAGATTTCTGCATTTTTAACTTCTACTTGATCATTCAAAGCAAATGAACGAGTGAAAGCTCTATTAGCAATTCCTTTGAAAAGGAAGTCATCATCTTCAGCAGTTTGCACATTACCTTTGACAACTAACTTATCACCATCAAGTTCAATATCGATATCATGTTGGCCAAAACCAGCTACAGCAATCTCAATCGTGTAGTGAGTGTCATCATGTTTCTTGATATTATATGGTGGATAGTTTGGAATATTCTTCGTAACATCATCATGTAATTTTTGAAGACGAGAAAACTGGTCATCAAAACCAACAAAGAATTTATCCAAGTCTTTAGTGCCCCAGAAAGTAGGGATAAAATTGTTTCCCATGATGATCTCCTTATTGTTTACTAAATGCTTTTTTAGCGTCAAACGTATAAGCTGAAACGCCAAGTGTAGTAAAAAAATCTACATGGGCTTTAGCTACGATCTTAGCAAAAGAAGATTGTGCTGCAATAAATTGATTGAGGGGTTTTTTTAGTTCTTCGTTTTTGACGTAGGTCTCAACGAATTTAGATTTGATTCCTTGAAAAGAATCGATGGCTGTGTTAATGTTATTCAACATTGTTTTCTCCTATTAAGCGAGTTAAAATAAAATGATACCCCGAAGGCGTATCTGCTGGTTACTTTATCCAGCGCCTACTAACGAGAGGCAGTTCAATTGCTCGGACGCCTGAAGTTGATAGTCACCTATCTTCCTCTACCGTTTACGTCTGACGGCCCTAAGGTGGGTTCTGTCTGTGAAGGTGTTTCACAAGGTTACCTTCAACCTTGTTCCCATCCCGGGGATTATTGCACAGCTTCTGGCGCTTCAGCTTTTGATGCGGCCTCAGCTTTTGCAGCAGCTTCTAGAGCTGGCAATTGCGGTTGAGCTTGTTGCTGCATATTGGCGATCAATCCAGCGACTTGTTCATAAGGTGCCTTTGCAAGAGCTGCAAGGATCAGATTAGCTTCTTCAAGCTTCAATTCAAAATTTAGCATGGTTTCTCCATTTACTTAGTACTAGGTTTTTTGCCAATGTTATATTTGGCAGTTAGAGTCCAGTCGGCTTTCTCCTTAAAGGATACTACCTTAATCTGCGACAACGAAACACGTTGTTCTGCTTTCGCCAAAACAACGATCTTTAACAATCCCCAATCTGATAACAGACCAGCGATAGTATTTCTACGTTCAATATCTCCTGAAGTAATGTTTGCCTCTTTACCGTCGAGCGCAAACAGTTCTTTAAAGTGAACGATAAAGTATCTACCTTGCTTATGCAAGATGTGGCAAGATTGATACAGTGTTTTATCTTTACGGGAAGCTACTCCGATACGAGTAAGCGTTTCACGAACCTTTAGAAAATTATCTGGTTCTGGCAACGTCACTTCAAGCATGGAGTCTGGAGTCCAGTCGTAATATATTAATTCTACAGTCATTTCACATTCCTTTTACTTATTATTGTCATAACAAATCTCATTAGACCATAGTATTTATACGATTAGCGTCCTCCTGTTTTATACTTTTCCTTCATTTCTTTTAATTGAGTTTCAGTAAGTAACTCGATAGCTTGGGTTGCTTTCTGAGCAGAGTAGTTGTACTCCTTCATGATCATCTGAATGTCTTCAGAGTTCTGATCACGCTTATGCCACTTAGAGAATCGCTTCTTCTTTGGAACACCAATTCTATAAAAATCGAATTGCCAGTTCTTAGGAATACTTGCAAACTGATTCATTTCGTTTGCGTACATTACTGTGTCAGAAAAGTACGACAATCCACGATTAACCATGAAAGGAACGTATTCCTTTTCAGTATGAGGATCTTCTTTAATAAGATCCTTCTTAGTATCGTTGATTGCGTTTAGGAAGTCAAAGAAGCTCATCGTGATTTTAATTTTTGTAGATCATCAGGTTTAGCATTGAATAACTTACCTGGAAACTTTTCCATAAGAATATCTTCTAGCTTTTCCATTGAAGGACCATGTGCTAAGTACGATCCATCTTCTCGTCTGTAGACGAAGAATACTCCATCGTGATCTTCAACACTGATATCAATAACTTTACTTTTAAATTCTTCAACAATGTCTTCAGATATTTCTTCTATGTGTTCGTTAATACGCTTTACAGCAACGTGTTCGCGTAGTTTCCATCCAAGAAAAAAACCAAAAGCAAATATACAAGTAATTGCTAGAAATATTTCCATTTTATTTAAACTTTAGTTGAGCCATGATTTCAGTAAGTGCTGCCATCGTATTGATTTCACGATCTGCAACAAATGCTGCTTTGTATTGGTAATCAGCAAGAATCAAAACCAATTGAGGAACAGAACCCTGTTCCATATAGTCGTTTGCTTTATCATAAAGCTTACGAAACAATTCAGTAGATTCTACATCAGAATTTTTACCAACCCACTTGCGCACTTCAGTAAAGTTCTTAGCTTTAAGATTCTTTACAAGTTCTACGTATGATTCATCGCCAAGGTTGACAAGTAAACCTGCATCAATCTTGCCTGATACAGAATAGCGCTGTAGTTCATTAAGAATACGGCGATAGTCTGGAAAGTATTTAGTAATTAGTTCAGCAACTACTTTACCATCAGCCTCAACTTTTTCGAATGAAAGAATGTCAAGAACACGACGATAGAATCCTGCAGCAATCTTTGGCTTTTCAGAATTATCTATTTTGAATTCGACCACTGCACACCTAGAATGCAAAGGTTCGATGATTCTGTTTTTGAAGTTGCAAGTAAAGATGAATCGACAGTTATTACTAAACTCTTCGATGAAGCCACGTAGAGCAGGCTGAGTAGAATTAGCGTTAAGATAATCAGCTTCATCGAGGATAACCACTTTCTTAGAATCAGTTAGAGATACAGAAGATGCAAAGCTCTTGATCTTATTACGAAGTACATCAATACCAGATTCTTCAGAACCGTTAATGAATAGATACTCTGCACCGATCTCATTGCATAGTGCTTTTGCAACTGTAGTTTTACCTACGCCTGCACCACCACAGAACAAGAAGTTAGGCAACTCTCCGGAGTTAATAAACTCGCGGAAAGTGTTCTTCATTGAATCTGGTAGAATACATTCGTCGATAGTTTGAGGACGATACTTTTCAACCCAGAGATATTGATTACTCATCGTAGCCTTTTCCAAAACCAATGTAAATATTGAAACAACCAATTAAAAGAGTGATTGAAATTTGATGCGGAAAGGGGTCAACTGAAATGAACAGTCCAAACCCCCTCACCACACTAATAACAAATCTAGGACCGGATCCCATTTTAGAACTCCGAGTCAGCTTCAACAGCAATGAAGTATGTCAAGTCAGAAGCAGTATGCTTAAAACGAGAGATCTTCTTCTTAGAGATTTCGACTGTATAGTCATTAGGCAACATCTTCAAGTTTTCTACTTTCAGATTAGCTTTGAATGTTTCATCTGTATCGCCAAGGATAACTTCATATGCATTGGATGTATCGTTCTTCTTATCGGAAACAATAACCTTAAGCTTACCATCTGTACCTACAATAGATACATCACTTGCTTTCAATGCAGATGATGTACGCTGAATCATAGCCAGTTGCGATGCATCGAGCGTGAACGTAACGTCTGCTGCTGGAAACTTGATAGTTGTTGGCGCTGACTTGACAACACCTTCGCCTGCTGCGAAGTACTTAATGCGAGAGGTTCCACCATCTGAAACCAATACATATTTTTCTTGGAAGTCGAGGTTAGTCGTTTGGAAGAGAGATACCACATTCAGAAACTCGTTAAGATCGTAAATACCAAAGTCCATCGGAAGGTCTTCAGCAATCGTGGCTTCTGCCATGACGTTTTTACCTTCAGAGATTGTAGCCAACTTATTGCCAGCCTTGAGCATCAGACTTCCATTAATACCTGCGAAGTTTTTGATGAGTGTTAGTGTGTCTTTTGACAGTTCCATTATTTGCCTTTCTGTTTGTTGAATGCATCAACAATTCTTTCATGTTGTTCGACTGAGCAGTAGAGAGTCCATTCACGTGGCCCAGTGTTTTCTGCGTCAGTGGGTAAGTTATAACCTAAGACAGTACATGGTCGACTTCCATAATCATTGCGTTCAACTGAGAAGCATTTGATCTTATTAAAGTCGATAGACACTGTTGCTTTAGAAGTATCTTCGTCATTCTTAACTCGCAGTAGTTCTGCTTTAAGACGTTCAACATTAGCGTTGGCATCTTCGAGTTTAACTTTAAGATTTGAAACTTCAAGTTTGCTTGTGAAAAACATTATTTGTCCTTAGAGTATTTGACATCGTGTTCGTATAGAAAAGCAAGGCAACACATTGCATGTGCCAAGTGATGAATATCAGATTCTGGATCAATCTGTTCACCCATTTTCCATGCCCAGATGTGACGTTCTAGTGCATCAAAATATCGAGTCTTAGATTCTGGAACATGTTTCCAGTTATCCGGTTCATACTTTTCTGCACCAAATGTTAGTACCTTTACCATTTCAGCAAAGGCAAGAGGTGGAGTTAAACCATAGCGCAGTTTGCCACCATCAAACTTGCGACCACCGGTAGTAGCGGTTTGTGATTTCTTAATGATATCTTTAGTTGACATATGTAGAAATAAAAAGAGGACCTGAGTTATTATACCCAAGTCCTCGATTCAAGTACAATTCAAATTAGTTAAACATACCCAAAGAATGTGCAACTTTGATCATGCTTGCAGTTGGTTTACCAACTTTATACTTGATCGTGCGTTCGCCGGTTGTCAATGTTGCTTCGTTTGCGTAAACACAAACACCTTGGCTACGTAGCGCATGAATTGCTGCAGTAGGATTCTGCAAACCAAACATACCTGTAATCTGCTTAGGTGTTGCGGTGGATCCAGACTTCAAATAAGCTTCTAGGCGGGAAAGTTTAGTCATAATAACTCCATAGTAATAAAATGCCATCAAGAAAAAAAAGGAGAACGGTGATGGCTCACCCGTTCTCCAAAAGGGCAACTGCTGTTAAGCAGTTTCCATTATACCATTTTCTGCTAGTTCTGTAAAAAATTCTTTATCTTCTTGTTCAGATTTGATTTCTACAGTCTTAGTAGCTACCTTTGCCGGTGCTTGAGCGAGTTCAGGCGCTGGGAACTTATACATCCCACGACTAACTTTGTCGCCTTTCACAAGCCACATAGGGTAACCAATCTTTTCGCCACCGTGTTCGCGTTCAGAATGAAGAATCCAAAAGATTTCTTCAATGTCAGTACGGGAAATTGATTCAGCAGTTGCCAGATCAGGACGAATATTGACGAAGGCATCGATACAGCGTTTCTGAGCCTTAGACAGTTGAGAGTAATTCATAATAAAGACCTTTCGGGATTTCAAGTTATAGTATATTATATCACATGTACGAATTAATGTACAGGGATTTAGAAGGGAATTTCAACATCAGCTTGTTGCACTTCAGTTTGAGGAGGCGCTTCTGGTATAGAAACCTTTTCAAATAGATCTGCAAATGCATTACGAGTGATATCGTCAAACCTGTTAATACACAATTCAACTGCCTTCTTCTTATCTTTAAAGATAGAGAAAGCTCTGACGATGTGTACCAAACGTCTAGTGGTAATGGTTTCATCCACACCACCATCTGCAAAAGTCCTACGAATTGCATCAGCCCACTTAACAAGCGTTGAGGCAAATTCTTCATCTTCACAGTTGAAGGACTTCATCAGATTCATTACAATCTTCTTTTCAATCGCAGCACTTGGGTACTCCTGATTGAAAGTGACTGCGAAACGCTCAAGGAAAGCTTCGTTCAAGACGTTCGTACCAATGTAACGACCATCATCTGAACCCTTACCTTTAGTGTTAGCCGTAGCGAACACAGTGAAACCTTGAGTAGGATAGATCAACTCATTCTTAAGTTTGAAGTAATATGGCTTACCTTCAAGGATAGGCTGTAAGCAAAGCAGAGTGTTTGCAGAACCTGCATCAATTTCGTCAAGCAAAAGAGGAATACCATTACGCATTGCGTATAGAACTGGACCTTCAACAACTTCAACGTTACCTTCAACAAGAGTCTTAGAGCCAATCAGTTGATCTTCGTCAGTCATCATGTTCAAGTTAACACGAATGAGAGGGCGCTTGTTCTTAGCACAGGCTTGTTCGACTGTAGTAGACTTACCATTGCCAGTTGGACCAGAAATGTACGCAGGATAGAACTGACGTGATTTGATAATCGTATCAATGTCTTTATGGTTACCAAACGGTACGTAATTTGCGTCTTGCTTTGGAATCAAAGACGTTGCATCTTCAGGAAGGTCTACTGCTTTCATTTCTGGTTCTTTCGGAACTGCGTTAGAACCAGGAACCGCATACAGTCCACGACTGACGCGATTCTGAAGGATCCAATTTGGCCACTTCTTAGTGCCAAGTTTTTCCATTGTATGGACGATTTGATCTCGTGTGACTTGACCTGTAGTTGACACATCAGGGAACTCAGTAACGAGGGCGAAGAGGAAGGTTTGATCTGTATTCATAATTTAATTATATCAAAAACACGAATTATTGTACACCGTTCAGGACACAATTCCAATAAATTTTGACAAAACTATACGAGAAGTCTTACGCATGTTCATAACCTTGCTTAGTTCTCGAGCAATTTGACCTGCATTCATCGTATTTGAATTGATTTCAAGTTCACGATCTTGGATCTTTACATCAGTTGGAAGTAGATAAAATTCATCACGACCTATAACATCCTTCATAACATAGTGCTTATCCCTACGAAGTGAGTGGATAATCTTATCAGCTAAAGAAGACATTTGCGTAGGAGTCAATCCAATCGTATTATGCTTTACAAAACCAATAGCAGAACGTGTGCTATTATTCAGCAAATAGAAACCTACACTGTTAACGGCGTATCTGTCACGTATCAAACTCAATAGTGCTGCAGTTTGCTCGTTTGCGCTTCCACCAATGTCATAATCACGCTTCGTAATAGGATCACGTAAAATGCATTGACGATTGACACGAGTTGGAGCGCCATTTGAAGTGTACTCATATGAAAATCCATTCTTTATATTCTTACTATAAGAATATAGTGGACCTCCTTCACCATCAGTAAGAGTAATGAAAGACATCTTCTCAACATCATAGTTCTTAATGAACTTACCAACATAATCAACCATGAACAATAGTGCTTCGTTCAATGGAGTACCATTCAAACCATAGCCATTTTTGTTCCAGGGACGAGTCATAAGACATTCTGTCATCTTATTAAATTCAGCACTAGTCATTTTATGTGAATAGAACTCTAATAGATTGAACGATGAAGCGTTACTTAGACCATATTCATTTGTCACAGCAGTTTCTTGAGTTCCATATTTACTAGTATGACCATCAGTGAAGGCAAAGACTTGATATGGAATTTGAATTCGTTGGCAAAACATAGCCAAGTTAATCACTTGTTCAAGAGTTTCCTCGATACAGTTAGACATAGAACCAGACCAGTCAAGTAGGAAAACCATTCCATGCTTCTTACCTTCTTGTACTTGCATCACCGATCTAAACAAATCTTCCTTAAGCTTATAAGCATAAAGCTTTTTAGAATCGAGTTGACCAATCTTTGCAATCTTTGCACGCTTGTACATCGAAGCAGACTTCTTCATCTCAAATTCTTTGATAAGATAGTTCACCATTGGCGAAGAAGAAGATTTGAATTGAAGAAACTTATGCTTATTGATCTCATCGGGTTCACGTTTAATCCCATTGAGCACAGTGCGGTAGGGAACAATTACTTCGTTAGATTCAATTTCGAACTTTGGTTCGAAGTAAGTTACTCGCAAAGATTCATCAGCCAACTGTTCGAGTTTTTTGTCAAACTTTTCAAGAGTTTTAGCCTTTAGTTCTTCAGTAAGTTCTTCTTTAGGATCTACTAGGTTAGGTTTACCTTTGACTCTTCTAGGAGTTCTTGGACGATCATCGTCTTCAAGTTCGTCGTACTCCATTTCGTCGTCAGAGTATTCACCATCATCCTCGTCATACTCGTATTCTTCTTCCTCTTCTTCTTCTATCTTAGGAAGACCACGTCTTTGGCGTTCAAGTTCTTCTTGGCTAAAGCCATAAATTTCTTCAGCAAGGCGAACAACGTCTTCTTCAGTCTGGCATTTGTCTACACGTCGAATAATTTCTTGTTCAGCAGCAGTGAATGTAACACCACAGTTGAAACCAACTTTGAAGTAGAGATTGATCTTGTCAATTAAGAGAGCTTGTGATAGGTCTTTATCTTTAGCACCAAAGAAGTCACGTTCATTGAGTTCACGGTAACCCATGTTGAAAGACTTACGGGAACCAGGATAACGTTCCTTCATTTTCTTTTCGATACGAACGTCTTCGATGACGTTAGCATAATCTTTAAGGTGACGCTTCTTCTCAAAGACTTCGCTGTAGATAGACTTAGGGTCTGTGAAAAGTGCGTGTCCAACTTCATGCAGCATGAGCATTTCTTCAACCGTAGGTGTCATTTCCTTCCAACGAGGAAGGCGAAGGACACGATTGAGAATGTCAAATGAAGCTGTGGAAACATCACCGCGTACAACAGTGATGTTCTCGGTGGCTAGCAATTTAGCCAGAATGTCGGTGGATTGTTGTGTAATCATGTTGCTATTATACACCATCCACGATTTATTGTAAACTGTATACTTTTGTTTTAAACTATAGCAGAGAAGTCATTCTTCTTCTCAAATTTAATCACTGAATGGAACTTGTCAAACAGTTGATCGCCTTTATGAGATATAACAAAGATGTTCGTCTTATCTCCAAGAGCATTCATTACAGATAGGAAGTAGTCTGTACCAGCGTTATCGAGACTTGAATCAAAGATCTCGTCAAGAATTAGAAGGTTAGTATTTACAGAGTTCTTCATCTTTGCAATTTGACGCCACGTGAATAAGATTGCTAAGTCAATACGCATCTTTTCACCTTCGGAAAATGAAGCATAGGTGAACTCATCACGGAAGCGCGACTTAATCTTTTCATTGAAAGATTCATCTAGTTCAAAGTGAACATAGAAGTCCATAGCGGTTAGATACCCATTGATGAACTTGTTCATGACAGGCAAGTACTCTTTAATGATAGCAGTCTTAATGCCAGTATCTTTTAAAAGTAATGCTGCAACTTCTTGAACATTTCGTTCAGATGATAGTTCATTCTTCTTATCAATAAGAGTTACTGCTTCACTTGCAATTTCTTTTAAGCGTACATTTTCTTCATCAATATTTACGGTGTCCTCTTTAGTAGACTCCATATCAGTTGTGAGTTTCTTGTTCTGATTAGTAAGAGTCTTGTTAGCAGTATGAATAGCGTTACACTGAACGTTTAAAGCTAATAGTTGTTTATTGATTTCATCAAGTTTTTCTTGACGCTCAATCAACTTATCATAAGCTTCAGCAATAGTCATGAGATTAGTATCAATCTCTACGAGATCTTCATTCAAACCTGTGACGATCTGTGACTTATGTTCATGTGGTATGTTTTGAGAACACGATGGACATACTTCGTTGTTAAGAAAGAATGATAGATTTTCTTCAGCCTGATCTTTAGTGTGTACTAACTTACTCTTTGCTTTATTAGCTGCAGTGATAAGTTGTTCTAACTCTTTAGCATTATCACACTCAGCCATGATATCATTCATCTGATCAGTTATAGTTTCCCAGCGCGTCTCATTCGCAGCAATCTCTGTTTCATTATCCTCAATTTGCTTACGTATCTGGTCCACCTGATCTTTCTTAGAGTTAACCAATGTCCCAATGAGTTTTTTCTGAGCCTCAACATTGTTCTTCGCCCCCTCAATCTTATTCTCAATTGTTTTGATGTGATCTTTGGTTTCATTAATGCGCTCCTTTAAAATCTGGTTCATCGTAGAGAATACGCCAATGTCAAGAATGTCTTCAATAACTTCACGACGTTGGTGAGCAGGCAGTTGCATGAATGGAACAAACGATGCTGATCCAAGGATAACAACTTGTGTGAATGTTTTATAGTTGAGTTTAAGAATCTGTTGCTCTAAGACTTTCTGATAATCTTTGGCAGCAGAGTCTTGGTTTGCCATTACACCATTACACCAGATTTCAAAGATCCCAGGTTTAATACCACGAACAATCTTGTATTCAGTAGTGCCAATGTCAAACTCGATAGTAACTACACAACCTTTGCCATTGATAGAATTAATCAATTGTGGTTTGTTAATGTTACGGAATGGTTTACCAAAGAGTGCGAATGTAAGAGCATCCAACATTGTTGACTTGCCCTCGCCATTACGACCAATAACTAAAGTGCTTTGAGACTTGTTGAGCGAGATTTTATTAGGAGAGTTTCCTGTTGATAAAAAGTTCTTCCACTCTAAAGTCTTAAATATGATCATTAATTAATTTCCTTGTTAAGAGCTTCAGTGTAAAGCAATTTCATAAAATTCTTTACACGCTCTTTGTCTACTTCTGTCTCCACAGAATCAATATAATTTGATAACACCATTGGCGTGTCTTCAAGATTAATGCTTTCGTCAACTTCACCTTCAGTAAATTCAGAGAAGTTCTCTACTATTTTAACATCTAAAGGATTTTTTGTATATACCCTTGTGATGAACTTATCAAATTTATAGAAGTCTGTTTTGTTGACGACGATAATCTTGACGTATTTGTCAGTGCAAAAACTAGTGTCAATAGAATCAGGATCCCAGGCGGTATCGTCATATTCAAACCTCTCAAATAAACTATATGTGTTTTGAACGAACTCTAACTTACGTGTTTCTAAATCAAAAATATGGAATCCACGAGGATCATTATAATCTTGCCATGTTAATTCATAAGGATTGCCGAGATAATAAACATGACCGTTGTCAGACTTATGATGATAATGTCCTGAGAATACCATGTCAAATTTATTAAAAGCTTCTTTAGATAATCCATCATGAGATTCTGCTCCTCTGTACATTGCAAATCCTGCAATCTCTAGGTGACCCATACAGATTTCAGCTTTAGTATTTTTAATTTCATCCATTGAGTATGTGTAGTTGTCTGCACAAATCCAAGGGAGAAAACAAATGGGAGTGCCATGAATGCTAATTGTTTCTGGCATTGTAACAATGTTGATGTTAACATATTCGGCCAGTGTTAGTTCAGGACTATTTACTTCATTAGTATTCTTGAAGTATGTGTCGTGATTACCTGCGATCATGGTAATCATCATGTCATTGTCGTATGCTACATCGAAGAACATCTTCTTAGCACGAGAAAGAGTATTGAAGTTAATAAACTTACGACGATCAAACGTATCGCCAAGAATTAGAATCGTCATGATTCCAGTTTCTTTTAATTTTGGAAAGAATATATTCTTATAGAAGTTTTGATAATAATCTAAACACTGTGTACTATCTCCACGAGCTCCAAAGTGTTGGTCTGTAATGATTGCTACTTTCATTTACGTCCTCGTATCTTCAGCAATTGTTCATAGCCATATACTTTAAAAAGATATTCTATAAACCTATCAATCTCTTCTTCATTAACATCGGGTTTTTCGCAATAGACTGATGCCGCTAGTGCTACTTTATCAAGCCAGTCTTTATCTATCATGCGGAATCTCGTCAGATGAGAATGGATTGTTATCGTCGTCTAGTTTAGGAGCATCAAAGAAGTTTTCTAAAGACTGATCTACTTTAACTTTCTTTTTCTTTTCTTTATTCTTAATAAAAGAATCATCAAATGTTGAATGCATTTGCATGAATGAAGCATAGGCATTCTTAAAGTCAGCATCGTCATCATGCCCTTGAAGATCAAACGTATCAAATGCCATTTCTTGAACTAGTTTACCTTTAATGTATGACTGTTTCTTTTCCTTAGCAATACGTCTAAGGAAAGCGAAATAGATAACTTGGGTAAAATAAGAGAATGGATTGGATGATTTTTCGGGATCAAAACTATTCATGCACTGAATACAGTTTTCAATTCCATCCAATATCATATCATCGCGATATGAGTAATTGATAAAGTTCGCTTTTTGAGACAGTCGAGTAGCAATTTTCAAAACACATTCTCCGAGATACTCGGGAATTCTTGGTTCTTCGGTGTTGTTATCTCGGGCGTCTTTTAATTTAGCTTTGTATGACTTGATAGACTCAAGCATCTCAGCATTGTTGACATAGTGTGTAGCCATCAGACCTCCGTTTAGATAGTCTGATTATATACTAACAAACATCTAAAGTAAAATTTATATATTTGATTTCACATATTGTACAGAGTGTGTTACAATGTATCTCTGTATTACAATTTATTAATGGAACTTGAGTCCACCATCTACTACAAACAGATGTTCTTTATCTTGTTCTTCTTTAGGATTATGCTCTTCGGTACTTTCCTTGCCGAAGGCGAGCACTAATCTATCGTAGTGATCCTTCATCTTCGAATGAAGAGGTTTACAATAAACAATATTTCTTAGATCGAAAGTGAAGTCTTTCTCTTCAGTGAATGGACAAAATCTATTCGTGATAGCTTGTTCTCCATACCCATCTTCCCCATAATCAATTGGAACCATCTTAACCTGCAATGGGTTTAGTACTACGATTCCGTCTTCAGTTTCGTTTAGCAATGTGGCGATAAGAGTTTCTCCTGTCACCAACTTAAATACAACGCAATCTTCACTCAATGGGTACCTCAACAATCTTATAATCAAACTTCTCTTCTGAATACGTCTTTAGTCGTTCTGCAAAGTGACCTAATGTATGATTCTTCCAAGACTTCCAGTGTAGGTCGTCTGACAAATCATATAGGTTACAATGAGTCTTACCTTCTTTTAGACGTAGTCCTCTACCGATAGATTGAAGGTTGCGAATCTTAGACTTACTTGGAGAAGCAAAGATAACGTTCTCAATCGATGGAATATTTATACCTGTAGAAAAAACACCGAATGACGCAATAAAGATAGCATCGCTTTCAGTTTCTGCAAGTTTACGAGCAGCTTCGCGTGCTTCGACATCAGTACCACCATAGATGAAGAATACCTTACGCTTATCATGAGCTTTTTCTTTAATCATATCATAAAGAATTTTGCCGTGTTTCTCAACATATTGGAATAGTACTAGCGTGTTGCCTGTAGCATTCAAAGCAAGATTGCGAATAAACTTATTTCGCTTTTCATGTTTTACAATATGATCCATCTCATCTTGATACGAAGCTTTGTGAGTAATCTTACGAGTAGTTTCGTCGTATTTTAACACGATACACGTAATTTTAAGAGCTGCAACTCTATTAGAATCCATTAGTTCACGCGTAGATATAACCTTATAGATCGATCCAAAGATTCCTTCTAGAACAAGTTTATGAACCTTCTTATCATCTAGCGTACCTGTAGTACCTATACGGTAATCGACATTAGTCATCTTCTCCATAACACCTGTAAGCGATTTAGCTTTAAAGTTATGAGCTTCATCTCCAAATATTACATCGAATTGTTTGAACCAAGGCGCAGGTTGACGATGAATAGATTGCCATGTAGTAATAAGCACATCAGATTCAAAGTCTTTTGAGAAACCTGAGTATAGTTTCTGGCAATGATGCTTTACTTTCCAACCATTTGCAGAAGAGTAATCTTCAAAGTCTGAGTGTAATTGTTCTACCAACGATGTAGTAGGTACAACGATAATACACTTCTTTCCTTGTTCAAGTAAGTATCTCATCGTTGTATAGATGATAAGTGATTTACCCGAAGATGTAGGAGATAAAAGAAGACGACGCTTATCAGTTAGTGCTGTATGAATAGCGTCAATCTGATAGTCATAGATTTCAATAGGTTGACCACGACCGCGAAGGTTTAACCATTCGGCAAACTCTTTAATCTCTTTTACACTTATATCGTTCTTGTCTTCTACTTCGTTTAAGTATT